TAGTAAACTCACCATTACTCCAGCCAGCACGTTCATGCCATGCGTTAGTCGATGCGTCAAATACCCATGTACGATTAGCTTGCGGGAAGTTCAGCACATAGAATGTGTGACCGTCTTGCTGATAGGCGTAGGCCACAGCATCGCTTAAATTGCCGTACTGCTGGATCTGCCACTCAACAGCATGGGTAGATACCCGTTTAGCCGTGTAGCCGTCAGCACGATACACCACGCCCTGACCACGAGGGTCAGTGCCTAGCCAGAAAATCGAGTTATCCAGCTTGGCGATAGAGAAAGCAGATACACAGCCGACTTCATTAAACGCACCCTGAATCGGGGCTAGTGGGAAGTCAGCGGTGCCAGCGTTATACCAAACCTCAGTCGTATCGGTACCAAAAATCCACAGTTCTTTGTGGTCATTGATAATACCGACTACGCCGTCAGGAGAGCCTTCAGCACTGGCAAAATCTAGCGGTTCAACCGATGTACCGTCTAGCAGCTGAGAAACCCAGATAATCTGACTATTTGGCTGGTTAAACACAAAGTAACCGTCTAGGTAGCAGACAGTCGTAGCACCAGCAAAGTCTGGGTCAGTAATCTCAGCGAATACATCAGTCGATTCGTTGTAGATGTAGCCCTTTTCCCCGCAAGCGATGAACAGCTGGGTGCCGTTATCTGCAATGGAAACTGGACCGGTGCCTGAAATGTTACCGACTTTACGGGCTGTCTCAGTCAATCCATCAACTTGGAAAAACTCGTTACCTGATGCAACGTAGAAGTCAGCTCCATTGGTTTGATGCGCCAAAAGACCACGGATAGGACCAAAACCAACTTCACCCTGAAATTTCAATCCTGGACAGCGTTGCAGGAAAGCTGGCTCTTTGCCGCCTTCCGGTACGATTTCCGGGAACAGGTTGATCATGCGTGCATCGGCAGCATTGACGCTCCGCGCAACATAAGCTGAGCCGAGAATCGGGGTTTTCATTAGTAGTTACCGACGTACACGTTGAAACGCTGCTGACGAACGATCAGCGGATAAGGCATCGACATTACATCGTCTGGGTTGTTGATGCGCTTCAGATTGCGCTTGCTGGTCATGGCGATGCGCTGCACCGTCTGAGGTGGCTCAATACCAAACTCATTAGCGATTTCGCAGGCCAGATTGTACTTAAACGCACGCAGATAACCTGGCGGGAAAGCCAGAGTTGTGGACAGCGATGCTGGGTTGTTCAGTTCTTCTACCGAGATGAAGTGGAACTCACAAGCTGTATTCGGCACCGGATAGACATACATTTCAATGTCTGGGTAAGTGTTATTGACGAACATGACCTGTGGGTAGGTCGATGTTACTGTCTTAACAGCAATACCGTCATACATTTGCTGGTTGATCAGCTTGATACCGTAGGACACAGTGCCGACTTTGAAGTATGTGGCATCGTCTAGCTGAACTGGACGATTGCCGATTAGCGTACCACTTGGTCCCAGCGTCATGCTACGGGTACCAGATGGCCATGTGCGAACTTGATCTTGCGTCGAGAATACCGAGAGGCGCTCAGTATTCCACGAGTCCAGCATCTGATTTAGCGCAGTCAGCGCATCCTGCGCTGTATCTGCCGATGGCTGCTCACCCTCAGCAAGCTGCCCAATCAATCGAAGTGCTGCGTAGATTTGATCTGCTGCTGTGGTGACTGCCATAATCAGACCTCTTTATTCTTGCGCGGACGCCCTTTTTTAGGAGCAGCCAGCTCGTTCACTGGTTCTTGCAAGAAGGATGGGATTTCAACTTCTTGCACTGGTTCGTCAGGGTTATAACGCACCCAGCCGTTTTGTTCATCACACTCGGCTTCAAGTTCCATTGTAGCAACTTTGGCACCGTGAATGGGATGTTTCAAATAGATATTAGGCATGATTTATCCTTTCAAGATAAGTGCCCCGCCGAAGCGGGGCTACCTGATTAGGAAATAGCAGCGTACTGCCACTTTGTGCCATCAGAGATGAACATCTTACCCAGACCAGTTGCGTTGGTGGTAACACCAATCGAGCCAGCCGGAGCGGTGGTAGTTGTCGAGTTAGCTGTAACAGCTACATTGAGGAAGTACAGACCAGCGCCGGTGTTCGACAGAAGAACTGTACCACCCAGCGACTTAGCTGCACTCGGATTGCCATCAGAAACCTGATAAGCGTCTGCGCCATTTGGAAGAGCCATGATGAATCCTTTCAATAATTTAGTTCAAAACAGGGGGCCGAAGCCCCCAGTTCAGATTAGCCCCACATACGAACGGCCATCTGGGGTCTAATCGTTGAATAACCATAAAGTACATCGATGCGACATGGCATGCGGTCGTTGTTGATGTCGTACTGACGAACAACGCGGAGCGAGATGCCGTTGTGAACAGCACGCGAGGCCATGTCAACACCCTGCGGTAGCAGAAGGTCAGCCGTGGCAAACGTGATGGCGTCTTTGTGGTACACGAGGTTTTGTGCATACTGAGTCGAGGCTGCACCGATGAACACGACTGCCTTGCTATTAGCAGGCAGCGAGTTGACGGTAGCCAGAGCGTGTGCCGACGAGTAGATCGGGGCAACGGTCACAGTGGCGGTCGTGCTAACAGTCGTCGAGGCCAGAGCAACAAACTGGAACAGCGAACCAGTCGATTCACGGGTCTGCGGGTTGACAGCGTAGCAATCAGCAATCGTGAACACGTCACCAACAGCAATCGTTTCGCCCGAGCCAACGGTCAGTGTCAGCGTGGTAGCGCCTTCAGACGTAACAGCAGCACCAGTAGTAGCGCCAGTTGCAGCACGGGTACCGGTAGTGTGTTGTTTGATCGACTGACTCATGTTGATTTCGTCAAAGCCCAAAACGCCCGTACCCATCATACCGTTCTTGAATTGCTTCGAGATCGTATCAGTTGGGTTGAACAAACCCTTCATGCCTTCAACCAGACCAGCGTTGGCAGCAGGGTTGACGGTGGCGTAACGTGGCGACATGACAGCAGCGTTTTCGTTCAGCTTCTGTTGAGCTTGCAGCAGAACCAGCGAAGTTGACGGCGTAGTACCTGGGGTACCAACCGAGTTACCAACGGTCTTGTATGCGTTGCAAACGTCAGCATCAATAGACGAGGCCAGCTGCGAAATACGCGGCTTCAGAACACGTTCTGCGAAGTCATCCAACTGCATGGTCAGTTCGGCAGACGTGAAGTTCACGCCGATGTGCTTCTGCGAAGCAACGGTCAGGGTCGTGTACTGCTCGTTGTCGTCTTGAACTTGCAGAGCGGCACCATCAGTGACCAGAGCGCGGTCAGGCAGACGGATACGCAGAGTCGAACCAATCTTGGCACCTTCAACAGCGAAGCTGTCGTCGTACTGACGGTTCACGTTACGGGTGACCACCAGGTTGTTTTCAAGGATTTCTAAAGCCTTGCGGGTGATCATGTCAATGGTCAAAATGCTATTTGGCATAGTTACTTCCTTTCAAAAATGAAATTAGCGGTTTCTTTGTGCTTCGATCTTCTTGATCTGACGCAGCCGTTCCTGCTCAATCCACTCAGACGTGCTCATGGTTTTAACAGAGCGTGGGTCAGTCGTGTCATAAGACGGTGTACCAGAGGTACGGGCTGTTACAGGTGCAATTGGAGCTGGAGCACTAGAGGTTTTCTTTGTGACCGGTTCAGCTGCCAGTTTGGCTTCGATCCGACCGATTTCTTTGGCTTGCAAGAAAGGCGCTAGTTTGGAAATGCGGTCCGCTTCTTTGGGATTAGATCCGAGGTAGTAAGCTACATCGGGACCAACATCCGAAGCCTGAATTGTCTCGGCCATCACGTTGGTGATTCGCAGCTGCGGGTTATATGCGACTTGTTCAAAGTCATCATACTTATTCCGAGCTTCTTCTTCACGATCGTGATACGCCTCAATCATTTCTGATTGTTGACGCTCAGCTTCCCGTCTGGCAACCAATTCCTGAGCTTTACGTTCGGCCAGTGCTTCCGCATAGGCTTCAGGGGACTCAAATTGATCAACAGGCGGCAGGTCAGCAGGAGCTTTGATCGCAGGTGTTTCCACTTGACGACGTTGTTGCTCACGTTCCCACTTGCGCTGCTCTCGTGCAAGTCGCTTACCGATTGCAGCGTCCAGTTCTTCCTGTGTGAATGTTTTCGCAGCAGGTTGTTCTTCTGGTTGCTGTTCATCAGCAATTACTTCCGGCGAAGAAACTTCGGGTTCAGGTGCAGCCGTTACATCCTGTTCCGGCACGGGGATTTCACCCGCTAGTTCATTTTCACTCATTTTTGAATCCTTAGATTCCCTGGCCTACCGGACCAGTACGGTTAATGCAGATGTTACACATTAGATTGTAGGTGTCAATACCTGTGGTTTATTTGCTTCTAGCATTGCTTGATATTGTGCCACTACTTCCGGTGTCTGGATAGCAGCACAGATAGCTTGTACCTTTGGATCTTCTTGACTATAGTCATCACCGGGAGCCACAACGTAACGATGGAAGCTGCTAGAAACAGCTACGCCATCATCAAGTATGCGGGTGGCTGTGCGAACTTGTACGCAGCCGTTTTCCAGCGCTTCGATTAGGTCAACTACGGTTTGTTTTTCAAGTGCCATGATTATCCTTTAGGCCAAGTTAGCCATTGCTTTCCAAGTTCCCGGTGTACCGGCAGTTGTGCATTTCCAACCTGGTGTTCCACCAGAAGCAGGTAACGTATTCCAGACAGTATCACCGCGTTTCCAAGTGCCAACCGTAGGAGCAGCATCATCATAAGCTACACGATTGCGGCCATCGTTACTAAAGTAAACAGCACCGTCAACCATTGTGTCGCTATTTAATGCAATGTTGCTTGTCATGATATTTTCGCAAAGGTAATCTTCGAGTGCTGTGTTGTTAATAATGCTTACACCACCAACCGTTGCCAACTTAAACACATTGTTTGTAACAATGTTGCCTGTAGGAATTTTCAAAGGTGAACCACCAGGATTAAGCGCAATGTTAAATCGGCTTTGTGCCGTACCAAGCCCAAATTTATTATTTGAAATTGTATTTCTATCTGATTGATACGCAAGATAAACAGCAGAATCGGCAACCGAAGCAGTAGAACCTTGGTTTACATCAAAAAACTTATTGTCAACAATTTCGCAGTCTTTTACACCATAACCTTTAATTGGCGATTCGTAAATATCAACAAACTTATTGTCATTGATGGCTACGTTGTAAACCAATTCTTCATCTGCGCTGCCCATAAAAACACCACGTTCTACATTTTCAATAATGCAGTTGTTAATTTCCAATGGGCCTTTGGCAGCGGCAATTTGTATGCCGTAACATCCTGCAACAGTTTTTAATTTTCCTCTAATATGACAACCGTTTAATTGAAGCAATACCTCGTCAGATGGAGGTGTAATTGTGTCAGCATAAGACGTAGATAAACCAACGTAATCAAAATTGTAAATTTGGCAATTTGTCAATGTCGATGAAATTTTGTGCCCAAATTGTTGTCCGTTGTCACCAGTACCAATGTAAAACCCATTTTTGCAATCTTCTACACGGCAGTTTACAAGTGATACACGACTGCAAGCAGACAACCACCAGCCATAATTCCAAGATGCGCCCGCAAGTCCGTTGTTATCGTATGCCGCGCAGTTAATAAACCGCAACCCTTTTGGGGCAATAATGTTAGATGGTGCTGTGCCGCCACGGTAATTCCATTCAAAACCGAAACAATCAACAAACTCATCACCATTAACTGTGACATTTTCCATAATCACGTTTTCGCAATCACCGTTACCACAAATGGCAGACGCATATGTAACGCTGCCATTAATTGTAATATTGCGAAGGGTTGTGTTTACGACTTGAGCAGCAATGCTGTTAATGAAAATATCT